AGATGTATGACCTTGAAAACCATGAGGGTGAAAATGACGGATTCTTGGAAGCTCTGAAGGCTACTGCCCAGCAAGTATGGTCTGACGACTGAAAAAAAGTTGAAAAACTTTCAAAATAACTGTTTACATTCGAGTGAAAGTGTGGTATAATATAATCAAGGTAAGGGAAGGAAGGTAACTTCCAAAATCAAATCCCTCCTAAAAGAAAGGCGGAAAAGACAATGACAACTAACAACATTCTTACCGGGACCGAGACCACCATCACCACCGAGAAGACCACCGCCCCTCGCCGGACGGCCAGCTGGTACCCCTGCGGAACCGATATTCGGGAAGCCAATTCCATCTCCGAGGCTCTGGCAATGAGCGGCCTGGACTACGAGGTAGTGAAAGCTCCGGTTTACCTGAGCAACGGCTTCAAGATTCCTGGTCAGTTCTGCACCAAGAAGAAGAACACCAACGACATCTTCGGAATCGTGGGCAAGGACTTCACCATCGTTCAGAACCGCGAGGCATTCGAGTTCATCGATGCTATCATCCCTGAGGGCCTCACCTTTGAAAAGGCTGGCGAGTCCGGTTGGCTCAACTGGATTATTGCTTCCCTCCCTGAGCAGTATGTGCTGGGCGATGCGATGACTCCCTACATCATCTTCCAGAACAGCCACACCGGTGGTTCCACCCTCAAGGCTTCCATCTCTCCTCTGCGGATGACCTGTTCCAATCAGTTCACCATGGCATGGAAAGAGGCGGACAGCAAGGTGGCTCTCCGGCACACCACTTCCATCACGGACAAGCTGCACTCCGCTCAGGAAGTTCTCGGCATGGCGGCCCATCACATGGACGTGTTCAAGAAGGAAGCTGAGAAGCTGGCTCTGGCAAAGGTCTCTGAGTCCACGGTAACTGCTCTTGTTGAGAGCCTGTTCCCCATCAAGGAAGAGTATTCCACCCGCAAGGTCAACTCCATGGAAGCTCAGCGGCAAGCGTTCATGAGAGCCTACCAGGAAGACGACCTGGCCAACTTTGTGGGAACCCAGTGGGGCCTGCTGAATGCGTACAGCGACTTTATCACCCACAAGGAACCCGGCCGGTCCACTGACAAGGCAAAGGAGAGCAAGTTCATCAACGTGACCATGAATACGGGCCTGATGGAGAGCTTCATCGAGATGCTGAAGCAAATCGCCTGAGGGCTATGGAGCGGGGCTGGGGGAGTGTGGTAGCTCTCCCACCCCATCCCGTTAAACATTCAAACAATGAGGAGGACATAACGAATGGCAACCAAGAAAGAGCTGTACCTGCAGGCAAGAGAATCCGGCATGACCAATGAGCAAATTGCTGAGGAATATGGTGTGTTGACCAGTACCATCACCCGAGTCATTGGTCCCAATCCCAAGAACGAAAAGGAGAGCAATGGCATGGGCAACAACGACGATGAGGTGCTGGTTCCCAACACCAACGAGGAGCACCAGGTACTCAAAACCAAAGTAGTGAACTGCTGTGACTGCGGGACCACATTCAGCATTCCCCCGGCCGAGCAGAAGTTCTACATCAAAAAGGGGTATGAACTCCCCAAGCGGTGTCCCAAGTGCCGTAAAAAGCGTGAGCAGAAAGAGGAGCACACCTGCGTTGACTGCGGTGCTACCTTTACAATCCGGCTAACTGAAAAAGAGTTCTTCGAGAAGAACGGCCTGCATATTCCTCAGCGGTGTCCCGAGTGTCGTGAAATCAAGCGCAAGCGGAATGCCGAACAGGACGAGCAGCAGGCATAAAGAAATGGAGATTAGCTGGGGACTGCGGTCCCTGGCTCTTCTCGTATTAAAGGGAGGACGCAATGAACCAGTTTGATTCTGTTGAAAACCTCATTTCGAGGATGGAAGCCTATATAATCAACAAGCAAGTAAAGGGCACACCCAAAAGCCGGATTCAGGCAAAGGTTATGAAGAAGGCTATGAGCTGGGTGAAGGAATCCATGGCAAACATCACTGAACTTACCATTCCTGATGAGAAGCCAGTGGTTGCTGTGGTGCAATGCCGAATGTACACTCCTCTGGAGGGAACCAGTTTCTGTAAAGGGATGGACTCTTCCAATGCAGCGTATGAGCAATGCGAGGGATGCCCGCTATTCAGTAGTAACCTTTCTGCTATGGATGAGCATGACATCAAAACGGAGGCAAGGGAAAGTATGTGACTAAAGTACATCAAAGCCAATTATGCTGGACTTGCAGTAAAGCGACAAACCCTCCTGGCAGTGATTGTTCATGGTCTGCTAAACTAATTCCTGTTGATGGATGGAAAGCAGAGCTTATCAGGAGGGAGCTAAAGAATGGCTATACTTACGAATCGTACTGCATAACAAAATGTCCGCTATATGAGAAAGGATAGTCGGTATGGGATAGCACACAGGCAAAGAAAGGCCAATAATGAAGCTAACAGACCAATGGAAGCTGGATGGCCATTGTGAAAAGTGTAGGCGTAAACACTATTGCAAGAAAATGTGCAAGGCCAGGAACGACTACGCTATGAGCCTATTGAAGCAGAGGATGCGGGAACAGTTTCCTTTGTTAAATCAATTAGGTATATATTAGTAAGAAAGGAGTAGTCATTATGTCATTCAAATATAGTCCGTTTAGTAAGAAGCAACTTCAACTTTTGACATGGTGGCTACCAACTAGCCCCTATAACAAAGCCAATGGTGTGATAGCAGAGGGAGCAGTAAGAGCTGGTAAAACAGTCATAATGGGGCTTAGCTTCGTGATGTGGGGCATGGCTACCTTCTCAGGAGTGAATTTTGCGCTCTGCGGCAAGACGGTTAGCAGTGCAAGAAGAAACATTGTGGAGCCATTATCAGAGTTATTGAAGATGAGAGGATATAAGGTAATTGATAGGAAGACAGAGGGAAAGCTAATCGTTTCCCATGAAGGCAATATCAATATATTCTACATCTTCGGTGGCAAGGATGAAAGCTCGGCAGCACTCATTCAAGGACTGACTCTGGCAGGGGTCCTATTCGATGAAGTGGCTCTTATGCCCAGGTCCTTCGTGGAACAAGCAATTGCTCGTTGTTCTGTTGAGGGTGCTAAGTACTGGTTCAACTGCAACCCAGAAGGCCCACGCCATTGGTTCAAGGTAGAGCATGTGGACAAGGCCAAGGAAAGAAAGTATGTCAGGCTCCACTTCAACCTTGAGGACAATCCATCCTTATCTGCAGAGACCATTGAGAAGTACCATGCAATGTTCACCGGTATCTTCTACCGCAGGTTCATCCTGGGAGAGTGGGCTTTTGCAGATGGTGTGATATACTCCAGCATTCCAGAGAGCACATTCTACTCCAATGACCAGCGAGCAAAGGTCCTACCCATCAAGGTACAGGAAAAAGATGTGCATCCTTTCTATGCCGCTGACTATGGAACAACCAACCCCATGGTATACCTTGAAATGTACAAGTATAGCAAGCCAGGAGATAGCATCCCCTACTTCTACATAGACCGGGAGTACTGCTGGAACAGCGCAGAAAGGTTTAGGCAAAAGACCGATGCTGAGTACGTATCTGACTTCAAGGACTTCCTGACTGACCAACGATACAAGTTTCTCATTGTTGACCCCTCAGCCGATTCCCTCTATGTAGCCCACCAGCAAGCCGGTACGAGAATCATGAAAGCCAAGAATGACGTCCGTCCTGGCATATCCATGGTGAGTACCCTCTTCTCCATTGGCCACATCTTTATCAACAAAGACGAATGCCCGAACCTGGTGGCAGAACTTGGCCTTTACCAGTGGGATGCCAAGAAAGGAGAAAAGGGCATAGAGGAACCCATCAAGCAGAATGACCACTCCTGCGATGCTATGCGTTATGGCATATTTACCACGACCAGCAAATACGAGGTATTCGGGAGGGTATAAAATAAACCTTTACAAATAGTTATTCTTGTTATATAATATATACTAGTTAATATATAAGGGAGGACACACTTATGGCCAGCAAGGTTTTGGCTAACTTGTACTATGTTGCCGTTGTGGTGGCCAACGACATGAAGCACGTACACACTCATGCAAAGGGCCATTGCTTCGACCGCATCCACTCCATCTGCAATGAGTACTACGAGCGAGCCAGCGAAGATGCCGACACTCTGGTTGAGCTGGCCATCGAGTACGACGAACCTGTCCAGAATGGTTCCCTGGCAGCCAGCATTCTCAACTACCGGCCCACCAACCAGACAGAGTACGACTGGAACGGAGCGATGAACATCGTCCATGCTGCCCTGGACTACTACATCAAGGCTTTGGAGGAAGCACTCGGTACCTCTGTTGGCCTTGACCCCGATGTGGAAAACCTCCTCCAGGAATACCTGCGGTACTGGAAAAAGGAGAACAACTACAAGAATAAAGCACGAATGGAGGACATGGGAACCGATGAGTAAACGCAGAAACAGGAAGCCGGCTCCGGTGGCTCCTCCTGGTAGGGTGACAGACCAGTTGCCTCCCTCTATTCCGGAGCTGCCTGGCATCATCACTCAGAATGCCGATATTGTTGGTGTGAAGAGAATGATGGACGCCTACTCCAATCCACCGGCCAATCTCGGCATGGGAGCAAACAACCTGGCACAGACTTCCGGCTATATCATGGAACGGTTCACCTGGGACTATTGGACCCTCAATGTTCTGTTCCGTAATAATTGGATTGCCAAGGCCATCATCGAAAAGCCTGCCAACGAGATGATGAAGAACGGCTTTGAGATTCAGAGCCAGATTGACCCGGACCAAATCACCAAAATCATGCAGACCTGGACAAGGACCAAGAGCAATGACAAGTTCCTCAAGTGCCTCAAGTGGGCCCGCCTTTATGGAGGCTGCTTACTGGTGCCGATGATTGCTAACCAGGGAGACCTGGCAGAGCCTTTGGACTTCGACACCATTATGCCGGATTCCTATAAAGGTTGCTTCACTGTTGATAGGTGGTCAGGAGTAAGCCCCTCCCTTGAGTTGGTCACCGACATTGATGACCCTGACTTTGGTCAGCCTGCCTACTACATGGTATCGGACAATACCACTGGAAAGACATACAAGATTCACCACTCCAGAGTAATTAAGATGATAGGCAGAGAGCTTCCATACTGGGAGGAAATTGCCGAAACATTCTGGGGTGCATCTGAGCTGGAGCACGTGTTCACGGAACTCAAGAAGCGTGATGATACTTCGGCAAACATCTCGTTCCTGATTTTCCTGGCCAACATCCGGGTATTCAAGATGGATGGCCTCTCTCAGATGCTTACTCTGGGAGACCAGGAAGCCGCTCAGAAAGTATACGATACCATGAGGACCATGAACCACCTCATGTGCAATACCGGCACAATGGCTATGGACAAGGACGACGACTTTGCAGAGCACCAGTACAGCTTCACAGGAATCAATGACGTATACGAGTCGTTCATGTTGGATATCTCGGGTGCTGCAGAGATTCCTATTGACAAGCTCTTTGGTCGTTCTCCCACCGGCTTCAACTCTGGTGCTGAGACGCTGCAGAACTACTATGACACTATCCAGGAAAAGCAAGAAACCTACGCTCGTGGCCCTCTCGAGAAGCTCATGAAAATCATCACGATGTCCTCTCTCGGTGAGCTTCCTGATGATATGGAACTGGTTTTCAATCCTGTTAGAAGACCTGCTGACCTGGAGAAAGCTGACCTGGCTCAAAAGCAGTCCCAGCCGGTATTTGATGCCTATGCTGGTGGCCTGATTGATAAGCCCGCTGCCCTCCGTGAACTCAAGCAGCAGTCCCCTTTGACTGGCCTCTGGACCAACATCACAGACGAGATGATTGACCAGGCCAGAGCTGAGGAGGATGAGAAGAAACGGCAGCGTGAGGAAGAAGAAAACGAGCTCATGAAAGCTGCAATGCTAAGCGGAAAGGATGGCGGTCCTCGTGGGGCTTCTGAAGAAGTGGAAACAAAAGCGACTATTGACAAGGGCAATAAACAGGCTGGATGATGGCATCACCTGGTTCATCGAGTACGAGTCCCAGGGAAAGCAGGATATAATGACCATCCACGCTGACAGCCAGAAAGAAGCCTTGGAACGGATGGCCAGCAGGATGGATGCTCCTTTCACGATAATGTCCATTTCTGCAATTTAACTATGTACATTCTCTTTTCTATGTTGTATAATAGAATTGAGGATAGGGAAGGCCTCAGTAAAAGCAGAAAGGAAGTCACAAATGCAGACAATAATGACAATCATTTCAGCAATCGTTTTTCTGGTAGTTCCTTTCATTCTAATCTGGCTTGGTGTAAAGAACATAAAAGCCAAAAAGCAAGCAAGAGGCATAATTGCCATCGTACTTGGAGCATTGCTACTTGTGCCGGTTATTGTGATAATCATGGTCATGGCTTTTAGAGTAGCAATTGTCGTAGGCTAAGCAAATGGCCGGGGCACTTCCCACCCGGCCAACAAATAGAAAAAGTTCATAAAAAGTGAAAGTTTCTGTTTACATTCTATAGTAAGTATGATATAATAATAATAGATAAAGGAAGAGCAAACCACACGGACAATCGAAAGGACGGTAACAAAATGTATAACTTCCATGAGCACGACCTCAAGAATGCGAAAGAGATGTTCCCTAAGGCATACGTTGGTACCTACGGCGAGCTTCGCTGGAAGAGCAATGACCGGGTTCCCATGGCCGACATGCTTGGCTTCTGGGTTGAGTTGGGGCTCATCACCGAGGACACCATGAAGCTCAGCACTCTGGCTCGTGAGGAAGAGAACAAGGCATTCATGCAAGACTACTTCATCAGCCAGATGTGGCACGAACCCACCGACGAAGAGAAATTCGAGATGAGAGCTGCTTTTGGCAAGGATGTTGAAGTTGTCGATGTTATCACCGGTAAGAAGTACAGAACTTAAAAGGAGGGCATAAAACATGAAGAACGAGAAAATCATCTCAGACAGGCTCAAGTATGCCGGGATTCCGGTAAGCCTCTTGGGGTATGAGTACCTCAAGGTGGCAGTCAGCAAAGTGCTGGACAATCCGCAGCTGATTCACAGCATTACCACCAAGCTCTATCCCATGTGTGCTGAAGAGTGTGGCACCACTTCTTCCAAGCTGGAACGGGCCATCAGGCATGCCATCGAGGTTGGCTTCGAGAGAGGCAACACCGAGTACCTGCAGAGGCTTTTCGGGTACACCACTTCGGCCATGAAAGGGAAGGCCACCAATTCTGAGTTCATTGCCACCATGGCAGAGGACATCAGGCTGGACGAAAAAGTTTCGTAAAAACGGTAAATATCTGTTTACAAACCAAGCAAGTTGTGGTATAATAGAACCATAAGGAAGGCACAAACTACAATCACAAATTTAGGAGGAAAAGAAAATGAAAACCATCACCACTTATGCCGAGGCCACCAGTTACATCGAGTCCCTCAAGGCTCTCCGTGAGGAGCTCCACAAGCAGGACAAGGAAGTCAAGGAGGCTCTCCTGGCCATCGAGTTCATCGCCAAGTATGACCATGTCGCTGCTGAAGCAAAAGCTCTCCATGACAAGCTGCAGGATGTGCTGGGTTCCATCGGCGCTCAGCTCCAGGTCAGTGAGGAAGAGATGAAGAAGGCCAAGAAAGTGGCCTGGCACCTCAAGAAGGCGGAGGAAGTCATGGCTTCCGAGCCCAAGCTCGAGACTGAAGGAAAGGAGGGTTAAGGATGGAAACGGTTTACCTGAACATCCAGCTTGACCCAAACAAAGCCAAGCGCCAAGCCAAACGACAGTTCAAGCGGAAGTTCAATCTCATGGTAATTCGGATTCTCTTTGTTGTGTTCCTCGGTTTAATTCTCTTCGGTATGCTCAGGTCTGTGGCTCCCAAGACCACGGGCCTTGAGCCTATCAAGGGCAATACCATCGAGGTAACTAGAGGGAATAGAAAACTGGACCATGAAGAGCTACATTCACTTACGAAGCTAATCCCTCCAGAGGCTTCGATGGCGGAAACTGACAGCACGAGAACAGCTGAGTTCGTAGCTACGGCCTATTGTGGCTGTGAGAAATGCTGTGGTCGATGGGCCTCACTTCGAGGAGATGGTCCAGTAACCGGAGCTGCCGGGGTACCACTCATTGAGGGCGTGTCTGTAGCTGTGGATAACAACCTTTACAAGTTTGGCACAGAGTTCACTGATGAGGAAGGCAATACTTACATTGCCGCCGATACTGGTTCTGCTATTGTTGGAAATCGAATCGACATATACTTCGAAGACCATGAAACAGCACACCAGTTTGGTAGACAAACAATTACATTAAGCTGGGAGGACTAGTATGAGCGTAAAGCTAACACTAGACAAAGCAATAAAAATAATTGACAGCAGCATAGAGGAATCCATTCGTTCTCAGCTTTTAAAATTGTCTGGCATGCCAAAAGGCTCAAAAGTATCTATAAGCAGAGAATCAGACAAAAAGCTGATTGTAAAGGTTAGTAATGCTTCTTGGGGTGAAAATGAATTTTACGTTTATAATACAAAGACTGGAAAACTAACTGCAGACAAATAATGGGAGGTACTAAAATGGCTAAAGTTTACGATCCTATCTTGTGTATGATGGTGGACAAGCCGGCTACCAGGACCACTGATGCCAAGGGCGGAAAATATGAGATTTACGGTGATGTGGTGACACTGAAAAGTGTAACGCCTGCCACTGTCAAGTATGAGACGTCTAATGGTTTTGTTCAGACCATTGGCAGAAAAAAGTGGGACGAGCTTGCCAAAAAGGTCAACGATGCTATGGACAGCAAAACTATTGACAAGGCAATCAAAACCATTGATGCGAATGGTGAACCTCTGGTAAACCTGAAAACAGGTGTTACTGTTGGCTGGATTATTGACAAGGGCAAGCGTCTGGTAAAGAATTCCTACGGGAACGTCTACAAGGTGAGTGTTGGCGACCTTGCATGGCTCATAAGCAAGCAGTCTAAGGGTATCGTTCCCGAGGACATCAAGGCTGTCGGAGAAAGAATGATTGACCTTGAGTAAAGTGAGGTAACCTATGGAATACGATGCCTGGCGTAGAGCACGGTCCATTGAAGAGGAGTTCCTAAACTCACTTCGTTATGTTGTTGACCTCTTTGGTAAGATTTGCTCATTGTCTGGTGATGACCAGCAGGAATACGTCAGGCGGATGAACAACTTTCAAAACTCATTTGCCTATGAAAAGTTTATTTTCTCGGCAGTCCGCAGGATGGTCACTCCGCTGGCAATGAGTAACTACAATACCTGGAGGAAGGCAGCAAGAGAACAGACCAAGTCAAAGCAAATCTATCAGGCACTAATGCAGGAAATACAGGAAGGCCTACACAGTGACATTGAATCTCAGGTGCTGTCCAATGCAGCACTGATTCGGACCCTCCCTAATGATGTTGCACAGAAAGTGGTACTTGATATTCGGGACTATACATTCACTGGCGAGAGAGCCACCACAATTGCAGAGCTGATACGAGACAAGACAGCTCAGCATGCCGGGGCTTCTGCCAGATTGATTGCAAGGACCGAGGTATCAAAGACCACTACTGCACTGACCAGAGCAAGGTCTGAGAACCTTGGACTGAAGTGGTACATCTGGAGGACAGCTCAGGACGGGGACCGAGTCAGAAAGAGCCACAGGATAATGGAGGGAGTGCTGGTACGCTGGGACAATCCTCCAAGTCCGGAAGCTCTTGTTGGAGAGAAATCTGAAGGTAACTATCATGCTGGTGAGATATGGAATTGCCGATGCTATCCAGAACCACTAATCGAGCTGGATGATATTCAATGGCCTGCTAAGGTATACCTAAACGGAGTAATCCGTACTATGGGCAGAAGGGAGTTTGAGCAAATTGCCTAACACTCGTAAAGTTCTCGACAAGGCTATTAAGGTTTGTGATGACAATAAATCTGCAGCAAGACTTTATAACGATGCTCTTAGAAAAATGGCTGAAGCTGTTGATCTTTTTGACAGAGCGCAAAATGAAACTGATGACAAAAAGATCATAAGCAAATGCAGAGAAAAGATGACGAAGCTTAATAGTTTAATGAGATCTTAAATGCGAAGCGCAGTTAACTGGAGGAATGACTTATGGCTGACACGCCTGCAACCCCTGGCAAGGACGTAGTTTTTCCCAAGCCGAACGTTCCGGATTGCTGGACCCCTGAGCCCGTCAAGGTGGTAACAGAGCCAGCATCATAACAAGGAGGTGAAAGAAGATGGACCGTAATACGGCACAGCTTAACCAGGACTACGGTGTCCAGGTTGGCTCTATCGGTGGGATTCCTGTGATGGGGCCTGCTGCTGACCCGGCCAACGGAGATGCCTTCAACCTGGTGTATGATGGCACCAACAAGGTTTATACCCTCACCAAGGTCACAGCCTGAGCCAAAACTTTTTTCAGAAAATCACAAATAACTGTTTACATTTACTTTTGTTTGTGGTATAATAGTATCAGGTTAAGAGATAACCTAATATAACTTAAGTCAAGAAAGGCAGGCACACGGACATGGAGAAAAAGGTCAGAAGGAATCTACAGTACACGGTGCAAAACCTTGGTGATGAGGTAATCATCTATACCAGGACCACCAAGGAGGAAAGCTTCGAGTTCTGCGTAAGCTTTCCGGTGGAGAAGCTGGACAATGGCAGAGCACCGTGCAAGCTCCCTTACGTTGGGCTGGACTTCGTGAACAAAATCATTGAGCTGGTCAACCAGGGCTACAAGCAGATTCCGTAACATTTGTTGAAAACCGGCCGGGGAACCCCACAACATTTCGCCATGGATTGACCTCCTTCGGCAAATGCTCCACCTTACATTCCCGGCCGGTTTTTATAAAAAGTCAATAGCAAGTTAGGTGGTGAACCAATGGCAGTGAAACAGTACTATGGTTCCAAAATCTCGGACAACATCACTCGACTTGACAATGGCTGCCTGATTTGCTTTAATGTTCCCATTGCTCGGACTGGTACATATCAGTATCTGAGAGAGGAGCTTGGCCTTGATGGCACCGGGATTGTCACAGTGTACCGTGAGCCGAACGAGGTTTTCGACCTAAAGACAATCGCAAGCTTCAATGGCAAGGCCTTTACCGATACTCACCCCTCGGTCGATGTAACAGCTGATAACTGGAGCATCTACAGCAAGGGTGAGTTGACTGACGTAAGAAGAGGCAAAGGGACAATGAGTAATTTCCTTGTTGCTGATATTCTAGTCAGAGACCCTATTGTCATCAACGAAATCGAATCGGGTGCCAAGCGAGAAGTATCTGCCGGTTACGAGTGTGAGTACGTAGAACGGGATGGTAAGATTTACCAAACCGCAATCCGTGGTAACCATGTAGCACTTGTGCAGGCAGGCAGAGCAGGGTCAGCAGTTCGCATCAACGACGAGCAGACCCAACTACCTCTGAAGTATCGCAGGGTGAAGATTCTTAGCAAGGCGGTGAAGACCATTGCCGGCTATTAACATAAAGCACGTAGACGAACATTATGAGCTCTTTGTTGATGACAAGTTCTTTTGCAGCGGTGATACAATCACTGAATGCGTCAAAGAGTATCATGACAGTCTCAAGGATAAGTAAATTAAGGAGGTAAGCAATATGTCCAAGATTCGTGTAGGCGATTCTGACCGGGTCCGCGGTGCTATCCGTGAGTTCCTGGAGAAGATGAAAGCCTGCGACGCAGCCATTCCCGAGGAGCTGGCCGAGGATGCTCTGGAGATGGCTGAGGAAGTCCGTGATGCTCTCTGTGCTGAGGTAGAGGATGAGGAGACCAATGTCCTGGAAATCACCAAGGACCGTAAGGGCAAGGATGAGGAGGAAATCGAGGCCAAGATGGAGGACACCATGACCCGGGTCCTCATGAAGCACGGCCTCATCAAGGATTCCTCCATGCGGGCCCTGGACGAGCTCGAGGAAGAGCTCAAGGCCAAGGAGGCAGACGAGGACCCCAACACTCTGGATGCCGACGGTGAGGAAAAGGTCACTGTGGACCCTGAGAGCGTCAACGACTCCGGTGCTGCCGTCCGGGCTATGCTCCGTGAGATGAAGCCCATCATCGCCAGTGTGAAGGACTCCCGTGTACGGAAACGTTTGGTTGATTCTGTTGTCAAGGCGGCCCGCATGGCCACCAACGACAGCCAGTATGCTGGGATTCTGACCGCCACCAAGAAGAGTGCTCAGGACGTCATGAAGGGCATTCGGCTCAAGACCGCTGACGCAGACACTGACTTCGGTATGTCTGTTGCCGAGCGGTTCAATCCCCACTACAAGAAGGAGGGCTAAGAGATGCCTGGTAAGACTATCGGTATCATGATGAATGCCGGCTATGCTGGGACCCAGTCCCGCACTGCTGATGCTATCATCCAGAACCGCATCGCTGAGGGTGCTATTGCCTTCGGTCAGGCTGTTGTTCTGACGGCCGACAACAAGTGGAAGCTGGTAGGCACCGGCACCACTGCAGCCCAGGTGGCTGGCATCGCAGTCCGTGAGGTCGTTCAGGCCAACACGTTCAATCCTCAGTCCAACCCGGACTACCTGGATGCGGCTCCCTGCGATGTCATGGTCCGTGGCAACTGCACTGTGAAGTGCCAGCGCGGAACCCCGGCTTCTGGTTCTGCTGTTTATGTCCGTATCACCAAGAATGACACCTACCCCGATGCAGTGGTGGGCGGCTTCGAGGCTACTGCGGACGGTGCCAACACCATCCAGGTCGACAACATCGAGTGGACCACCGGCGTTATGGATGCCAACAATATGACCGAGGTCACGGTGAAAACCCGGGCCAAGGGCTAAGAGGGAGGAAAAAGTAAATGCCTAACATCGTGACTGACGCTGCTGCCGGCGTGAGCTTCGGTACCAACAGTAATGTTCGCATGCTGTCCGATGCTTCCCTGGGCTCTGGCATTCGCACCATCGACGCCGCTGGTATCACTACCGGTATGGCTTTCCTGGAGGGCGAGCTCGAGAAGCGTGACCCCAAGATTCGTGAACCCCTGACCAGCGTGACCTGGCCCCGTGACATCGTGGCTGAGACCGGCGGCGGCTGGGTGGACTTCACTTCCACTCTGAACGTCGACTACGCTACCTCTGGTGGCAATGACGGTTCCATTGTTGGTGGTGCGACTGACGTCATCAGCCTGGTTCAGGCCAATGTGAACAAGGACATCTACAAGGTTCTGACCTGGGCGCAGGGTATGAAAATCCCCTTCGTCGACAGCCAGAAGTATCAGACCATCGGCCGTTCCATCGACTCCATCCTGGACCGTGGCATCCGGCTGAACTACAACAAGTCCATCGACCAGCTCGTGTATCGCGGCTTCGCCTCCGTCGGCATGACCGGCCTGGTGAACGACACGAACATCGTGTCCTCTGTTGCTCCCAATGGTGCTGCCGGTTCTCCTCTGTGGACCAGCAAGACCGTTGATGAGATTCTGTGGGACATCAACAAGCTCCTGACCGAGGCCTGGGCGGCTTCCGAGTACGATGAGAGTGCCATCCCCAACCACCTGCTGCTGCCTCCCACCAAGTACTCCTACATCATGTCTACCCGTATCGGTACTTCCGGCGACGAGTCCATCCTGAGCTATGTGCAGAAGAACAACCTGGCCAAGAACCAGGGCCGTGACCTCTTCATCGCTCCCAGCCGCTGGTGCACCGGAGCTGGCACTGGCTCCACCGACCGCATGGTGGCCTACGTGAACGACAAGGACAAGCTGTACTTCGACCTGCCGGTTCCTCTGACCCGGGCGATGACCCAGCCTGTGGCTCTCCAGTTTGCGTACATCACCATCTACGCGGCTCAGATGGGCCAGGTCAAGTTCCTCTACACCCAGCCCGCCCGCTACATGGACGGCATCTAAAGAAAGTTGAGGTCGAAACAGAATGGCTATTCGCATTTTCTCCAAAAAGGCTTTTGCCATCGGCCCGGGGGCCCAGCAGGGTAACCCCGAGGTCGAGAGCTTCATCACGGTACCTGGCGCGTTCCAGGATATGCCGGAGAAGTACAAGAATGACCCCACTTACCTGTTGGCTGTGAAGGCCGAGGACATCACTGTCGTCACTGGTTCTTCTGTTGAAAAGCAGATGGAGGAGGACAATGAGCAGGTCATCGATGACCAGGCTCACCAGACCGCCCTCCAGGCTTTCTATGAGGAGCTCAAGGTGATGGGCAAGGATGATGCCATCGCTCTGGGTGAGAAGTACGAGCTGAAGCCCAAGAACGGTGAGAAGATGGGCGCGTTCAAGAAACGCATCATGGAGGCCTACAAGCTGGCCCATCCCGAGGAAGTCGAGGACGGCGACAAGTCCGACGACAGCACTGAGGAATAACTGAAAGGAGGAGCTCACAATGGCTTATGTCGACTTCTGGAGTATGCTTGGCTACACCAACAATGCTTGGATGATGATGGAGGTCTTTGGGGGCTCCTCCAACATTATTCTCACAGATAACCCCGAATATACACAGGCAATGTTCTCAGCCACGTTCCCTGTGTTCAAGATTGGCAACGCGGAAGGCTATATTCCGATTCCTGTTTTCAATCTCTTCAAGGCAATGGCTGATAAGGCAATCAAGCATGGCAGATACAAAGGACAGTGGGAGTACCTCATGGGCCTCTACATTGCTCACTATCTGACCTTGTACCTGCAGACTCAGAGTGGAACGCCTGGAGCTCAGGCAGCTCTTCAGGGAGCACTTCCCAAGGGTGTTGCGCAGAGTAAATCTGTTGATGGTCTCAGCATTAGCTATGACTTCATGGACATGGCCAACGATTTGGCTGGCTACAGCACCTACAAGCTCACTGCGTATGGTCAGCAGCTGGCTACACTGACCAAAATGTATGGGCATGCAGGGATGTGGGTAAATGGCTAACCCGATTGTAACCGTGGTGGAAGCTGCTAACAATATGAAGCGGCTAACCAAAACACTGCGGTTCATGAAAGAGAATTACGTGTTGATTGGAATCCCTCAAAAGAAGACAAAGCGTGAGGGTGAGCCGGTTACAAATGCCGAGCTGCTTTTCATTCACACGTATGGCTCTCCAATTAACAACATCCCGGCACGACCTGTGATTGAGCCAGCAATCAAGGACGACAAGGAACGGCTTTCGAAGATGCTCAAAAGGTCGGCAGTACTTTCGCTGGAAGGCAAGGAAGAGGAAGCCGTCGAACAACTAAAGCTTACGGGTATGAGGGGCCAAAACATTTCGAGGGCTTGGTTTACAAGTCCAAAGAATGGGTGGCCTCCCAACTCGCCTTCAGTAGCAGCTGCAAAGCGTAAGAAAGGCTCAACGAATCCTATGCCACTCATCGACACTGGTGAGTTAAGAAAGTCAATCATTTATGTAGTCGTAAAGAAAGGAGAACGGGTCGAATGATTAACATTGGAGAACTCATCACTGACCCAGACTTTGCGCAGCCCGGCGGAATCAATATCATCCGCCGCAAATGCGAAATAGTCAACCATCGGCCCGTGCCTACAGAAACAGTACTGAACGTCCCTGGCATAATCACGATTGCCAGTGATACTTCTGTTGAAAAGTTACCTGAGGCCGACCGAAGCACGGAGGACATTCATATCTTCACTCATGAACAGTTACTTACGACTGGCAGGAAAGATGATGTGGCGGTTAACGACTATCTGTCCGATATTGTAGTTTGGCAGGGAGTCAAATACATTGTCATGAGCTGTATGGACGATACTCAGTACGGCTTCTGCCGGAGTACGGCAACCAAGCTGGGACAGGACGTGATGTGATGGCTCAGATTCTTCAGACAATCGATGAGCTTGAGCTGTTCTTTGCAGACCTAATTGCAGCAATGACTGGGCTAGACGAGAAAGCCGTGCTCATCCAGTATCAGCCTCAAGGCCAGCCCTCAAGCAAAATCGGGGAGGACGTAGCTTACGTGAAAGTCACTCCTGAACCCGACGAAAGAGGCCTTTACAAGAACCGAAAAAAGGTATATAATAGTGATAGTGAAACATTCACTTTTTCACAGCAGTCGTCAAGGACCCTCACTCTACACGTAGTCTTCTATGGTCCTCATTGCTATGAGCTTTGTACTATGATGAATGAAAAGTTCTACTTCAATGACTATCAGGTTCAAATGTGGCAGAATTATCTTAGCATAGTACCTGATAGAACAAATGGACCTATTAGGCTTCCTGAACAGCACAATGGTCAGTGGTGGCAAAGGTGTGACATAGAGCTTCGGTTCTACAATACCGTAGCCATCGAAGAGACAGTAAGTACATTCAAAGAGTTCGATATAAGAACGGAGGTAAACTGATGTCCGTATCTCTCAATGTCATTGTTGATGTCAATGTGGAGGTTAGCAATCCTACCACAATTTCTTCTGACTTCAACCTTGGCCTGGTCATCGGCAATTCCACCGTCTTGACTGCGCAGAACAGAGTGAGGCTGTACTCCCGCGATACGTTCCAGACCCAGATGGTCTCTGACGGTTTCACTACTGCATCTCCTGAGTACAAGGCGGCAGTTGCCTACTTTGGCCAAAGTCCCGCCCCTGCAACTCTGGCTGTCGGTGTACGGCTGGCTGAGGAAACTACTCTTCAGGCCATCACGGCCTGCCGGGCATTCAACGAGAACATCTATGCCATTAGCTTCGCAACGGAAACTCAGGATACTGACATCCCCGGTATTGCTGCCGCTGTTGAAGCCTTTGGTGCACCCACCATTTTCTTCTATCAGACGAAGGATGAGAATTGCCTTGAGGCTGGTCAGACGAACGTGATGAAGACCCTCATGGAGTCCAGCTATAACCGTTCCTGCGGTTTCTACTCCACACAGGCCAACTTCATCAATGGGCTTATGGGTGTTGTCTGTGGCCTCAACTCCATGCAGGCCAACTCGGCATACACCCTGGCTTACAAGTCTGTCACTGGGTTTACTCCTGAGGCCATCAACGATGTGCAGCTCTCTGCTCTGGCTTCCTACAATGGCAATGTGTACTGCCAGTTTGGTCGTCGGTACAACTTCGTGTACCCTGGCGTCATGGCTGGTGGTTATCATGTTGACGAGCAGTTCCTCATCGATGCCATTTACTTCCTGGTCCAGCAGAACACAGTGGCCGGCCTGGTCTCTCGGAGAGTGGTTCCTCAGACTGAGTCTGGTGTGACTGACATCATTTCTTTCATCACCAACGGCTGTGAGACTCTTCGGGTCATGGGCTTCATTGCTACCGGCATTTGGACTGGAGGGGATGTGCTGGAGCTCACCTCTGGAGATGCTGTTCCTGGTGGGTATCTCATTCAGGCCGGCTCTCTGGCTGAGCAGTCCGCTGAGGACCGTAAGGCCCGTAAGTCTCCTCCCATTTACGTTGCACTCAAAGCTGCTGGTGCCATTGAGCACGTGGTGGTCAGAGTGTACGTTAACCAGTAAGGAGGGCAGAACATGGCTAACGTTTACACGTATTCCTTCGAGGACACGTCCGTGACCATCCAGCATCCGGACCTCGGAGCGTACTCTGCATACGGCACTGGTATCGGCACTCTTGCTGTTGCCTATGCCAACGACATCACTACCCACGATGTGGCTGCCGACCTGGCAGTTGTGGTTTCTAAGTCCGCCAAAAAGAACGGCACTGTTACCTTTGAGATTCTCCAGTCTTCGGACTTCAATTCCTGGCTGAAGAAGTTCTACAACTACGTTGTTTCCGCTGCGCCCTCTCGGTTTGCTCTGGCGACCATCATCATCAAGAACAACTCTACTGGTGATACGTTTACCTGTACCGGCGTTTCTCCTCAGAAGGCAGCGGATGCCAACTACCAGTCTCAGTCTCAGAATAGGTCTTGGCCTATGATGGCTGCAAATATTGAGATGTCCTAACGGGCATAAAACAGAAAGGATTGAACAGTATGCAAATCCCTGACAACATCAAGAAGCGCGTCAACGAAGATTCCATTACCATCGAGGGCCGGACTTTCAAGCTTCATCGGTTCGACCCTCTGCTGGGCAACTACATCCTGGTGCAGCTCTTTACCATGACCCTGCCTTTCGGCATCGGTGACATGATTAAAGGGGCCATTGGCAAGGGAACTGAGAAGCTCCCTGCCAGTACCGACAGTAAGCCCATGGGCAAGGCGGAGTTCCTGGAGATGCAGAGGGACATTCTCTCTCATTGCACGGAGGTCCTTCCCTCTGGTGAAACTCCTGTTGTCCGTGACAATGGTACCTACGGAATTGTTGACTTCTCCATGGGTATCGCGCTTCAGCTGCTCATCTCCACAATCGCATTCAACTTCAACGATTTTTTCGGCGACGTCCTATCCGAAAGCGAATCCACGGAGGAATAGGCTTCGACCCGTGTAACTACGAGAATGTAAATGCAAGGGTATATTTGCCGGTGATAGCCGGCTTATGGAAGCAGCATGAGCTATGGGATGGGACATACACGTTCCTTGACTGGTGTGATGCCGTTGAAATGATTGAGGTCAAGATTGAGAATGAGGCGAGGCAGGCAGACTATGTCAAGAGTGAGGTGAAAACGTAATGGCCGCCGAAGCCCTCAAGGAATACCTTGTCAAGCTAGGCTGGGATGTAGACAATCTTGGCTTGGCTCAAGCGAACAGCAAAATTAATGGTTTCAAAAGCAAGGTAATGGGCATGGGGACCGGCATTGCGGGTAACTTCTTAAAGGCTGGTCTGGCTGTCTTCTCATTCATCGGTACCGCCAACCTGGCGATGATGAAGCTGTTGGATAGTACTGCAAAGGCTGATTTGGCTGTTGAAAGGTTCGCTCGCAAGATGTGGACCACAGAGGAGAATGCGAGGTCTTTCCTCACAGCCCTTGATGCCATGGACGCAAGCTATCAAGACATCTTCTATATGACCCCTGAGGAGTACAATCGGTTTATGGACCTCAAAAACCTCGGAAATGAGATTCAAGCACCGAAAGGACTTCAGGATGGTCTAAAGCTGGTTCGTGATATTGGTCATGAGTTCAACCGTCTCAAGGTAATCGTTAACTATGCTACTCAGTGGGTGTCTTACTATCTGACCAAGTATCTGGGAAAGGACCTGACCAATATCAGGGACGGTTTCAGAAGATTTAATGATTGGCTTATTGCCAAGATACCTACTGCAACAGAAAAGATAGCCAAGTTCTTCACAATCATGTTCAAGTTAGGAAAGGCAGTAGTACAAACAATAGGGAACTTGATAGACATATTCAAGAGGTTCTGGGATTCACTCTCGTCAGGGGCAAAGAAAACAGGAGGCGTGATTGCCGGGTTTGTTGCTCTGTTGGCTATGGGACCAATTGGATGGTTTATTGCAGGACTGCTCACGATACTGGCTCTTCTGGATGACTTCTACACATGGCAGCGAGGTGGCAAGTCTGCATTCGGTGATACGTGGGAGAAGCTGACCAGCGGATTCGGTAACATCGATATGAGTGGTCTGGATGACCTCAGCACGAAGTTCAATACTCTGCTCGAGACCATCGGAAAAGTGGGTGGAGTGCTTTGGGACCTCGGTGGTGACCTTGTTGACTTCCTGGATGACATTGGTTTCTTCAATAAGGCCTGGGAGATTCTAACAGGTACGCTTGAGGCAGTAGTGGACGTTCTGCGAACCATTGCTGACTTGGTGCTTCTCATCACAGGCAACTTCGATAAGATGAGTGAAAACTCCATCTTCAGGAAAATCATAAAGTTCGACGAAAATGGTGACGTTAGCTGGGGCAAGACTGCTGCCAATACCGGCATGGGAATCCTGGACAGCATCAATGACCTTTGGAACACGATTCTTGGGGCTGAACCTGGGGATTGGTATTACGCTCCTGGTTGGTCTGATACATTCGGGTATGACTATGGCACTTCTACTGAAACTGCTGTTAGAGGCGGAGGCTTCGGAGGAGGCAGAGCCGGCGGAGGCTTTAGTGGCTCCAATGGTGCTGGCAGAACGTTCAACCAGACCAACAACATCACAGTTACTGCTGCTCCTGGTGAGTCGGCTGAGGGGACTGCACAGAAGACCTCCAAGGCAATCATCAAGCAGCGTAATCAATACGACCCGTTCAAGTAGTGGAAAGGAGGACCGGTTATGGCTGACGGCTATCTCGCCAGGTCTGCAACCAATACGGACGGCATGACTGTTGAAGCCATGCTGTACTGCAAGACGAACATAGCCGGTTACTTTTTCGATGGTTTCATGGACATCGATGTGGCCTCTGAATTGGAGGTAACTGAGAACCCTGTCGAAACTGGGACCGCTATTGCAGACCACTCCTACGTTAAACCGACTGAGGTTACCATGCAGGTGATTATGAGTGATGTTCATCAGTCTCTTGTCCCTGGCCAGTTTACTGGTGGATGGAGCCGGTCGGTAACAGCATACAAGATACTCAAGGAAATCCAAACGAAACGCATTCCCATTGCAGTTCTTTGCAGGCTCGGTCTGTTTGAGAACATGGTGATTCGGAGGTTGCAGGCTAACGACACAGCTGATACCTACCAGGCTTTGAGCGCAACGGTAACTCTTGTTGAATTGCCGATTGTCAGAATCAAAACTGTGGAAATCAGCCTTGCGAGCCAGACAACCATCAACACTGAGATGGGTAAGCTTCAAGCTGTAGACACAACTGACAAGGAAGATGAATCCATTCTCTATATGCTTGGGTTCGGAGCGGGGGCGAATCAGTAATGTACAAGATACCTCTTACGAACTCCCCGAACCAAACCTTTAGCACGACAGTTCCGGTTAACGGGGAGAACAAGGACTTCACTTTTGTGCTGAACTACAACGAACAAGCGCAGTACTGGTCGATGACGCTGATGGATTCTCTGACCAATGAGATTCTGTTTTCACAGTTGCCCATGCTGTTTTCGTTCTTTGAGTTTGCCAACATGATAACTCAGCTTTCTTACAAGCAGGTCGGTTCAATCTACATCTGCCCTATCCAAGAGACGCAGAGCTCGGCACCGAACGACAAGGACATTGGCCAGAAGTACATCTTAGTCTGGGGTGATAACGAATGAGAGCCTATCCTTTCTTGGGCAAGTTCGTAGTCACCAGCCTGTTCGGAGTGAGAGGGCAGATTAAGACAAGCGAGGGATATGCCAGCAGGAACCACAAGGGCATAGACGTCGTCGGCCAGGGAGACATAAATGTGGTTGCCTGCGAGGGAGGTGTTGTCAAAAGAGCTCAATACGGCAACGGAGTAGGCAACTACGTGTGGGTCGCAACTGACAGTGGCTACGGAACAATCTACCAGCACTTGAAGTCCATTTCTGTTAAGGTGGGAGACCGAGTAACCTGCAAGCAAAAGCTTGGGGTGATGGGGAACACCGGAAACAGCAGTGGACCTCACCTGCACTTTGGGGTTGCAACAAACCCTGAGTTCAGAAGCTACAACGACAATGACTGGGTCAACCCGGCTATCTGGTGGGGCATCAATAATCCGGGGACCATCAAGGGAAAGACGTTCAATGGAAACGGCTACATCTCTGGAAATCCTTCTGGAGTGACTCCTGAGAACAACAATGACCAATCTATCACTGTTGAGAATTCCAGCAGCTCGAGTGGAGGGTATCTCGATTCTCTGGTGCCATCTGGTGAGTTTTATGAGGCTACCGACATGGTCGGGACGCTCGGTGATTGGCTGTACGGACGAAGGTACAGAATCCTCGTAGACATAGGTGGAGGAAAGGCCTTTGATGTGTCAGAGCTACGGTGCTCTTTTGAGATTGTAAAGACTGCCTATCTGGAGGCCAACCAGAGCATTCTTTCAATTTACAACCTGAACCCTGAGGATGAGAACAAACTCATCAAGCAGGGACAGAGAATCATCATAGAGGCAGGCTATCAAGGCAGCCAGTACGGATTGATTTTCTCAGGTAACGTGATACAGCCTCTGAGGTCTAAGGAAAACGGAGTGGACTACCTGCTGACGCTGGTATCGATGGATGCCGACAGGTATGCAACCTACGGGTTGGTAGTAGCTTCTCTTGTTGCTCAGCAGACTTCAAGAGATGCAATTCAGGTACTAATGACGAAGTCCTCTCAGGAGGTTGGGGCAGGCTTCCTAACCAATACGAACATCGTATATCCGAGAGGCAAGGTTATGTTCGGCATGTCCAAGAACTACCTGGCTCAGATTGCCAGAAGTGAGAATGCAACATACTACACAGAGGACGGTAAGGTGAACATCATCTCAGCCGCTGACGTGAAGAAAGGACAGATTCTTGACTTTGGCCCGCAGACAGGTTTGATTGGAACACCGACGCAGACCGAGATGGGTATTGAGTGCACAGTGCTTTTGAACCCGCAGGTTCATATCAATACTCTGTTTCATATCGACAATAAGAGAGTCACAAACTACCGGTATACTCCTGGCCAGCCTGTTCGGTCCTTGGATTCACAAGGTATCTACCGTGTAATCAAACTGACTCACGTCGGAGATACAAGGACTAACGAGTGGTTCACAAAGATTGAGGCTATCAGCCAAGCGGGCCTACTGCCTGGAATGATGGCAGGAAGCAGTATCTATGCTTGGTAAAAACTTCAAAAACTTTTCAAAAAGGTATGTACATTCGGAAGCTTTTGTGGTATAATTATATCAAGATAAAGGAAAGCACAAAGCCAGTCGGAAATACAGGAGGAAAAGAAAATGTTTGATAAGTACATCGAGAAAGCCATCCGTGACCACTGCAAGGAATGCGACTACCTGGCAGACCTGAAAGCCATCAAGCTGCTCAGAATGAAGTACCGTGAAACTGTTGATTGCTATAAGGGCATCACTCTTGTTAAGTACGATGTTCTCTGCTCCTGCAAGAAGATTCAGGAAGGCCAGAACAGAGTTAAGTTCCAGGTCAACATCTATGACAATCCCGATGGAACCAAGATAAACACGGTCGGCATCTACTTTGATGGCATGATGTACGACTTCGAAGTTAAGTGAAAGGAGTGGCGTGATTGCTCGGTATCAGCGAGCTATACGGTGGGGAAGAGCAAGTAATCCAACGGTTGATAAACAACATCGGCTTTGGGATTCACGTTGCTATTCCCGCTGTGGTTCAGAGCTACAATGCTCAGGCTCAGACGGTTGAGTGTCAGCCGACAATCCGGGAACGGGTAATCAAACCTGATGGTGAGATAACCTACATGGAATACCCTTTGCTGGTAAACGTGCCGGTGGCATTCCCTCAAGCAGGAGCTTACTCCATAACTTTTCCTGTTAGCAAGGGAGACGAGTGCATAGTACTTTTCTCCGACCTATCCATAGACAACTGGTGGAAGTATGGTAACGTGCAGAATCCTGTTGAACAGAGAAGGCATGACCTCTCAGATGGAATGGCCATAATGGGAGTCAAAAATCAGGCAAAGCTTCAGGTAGAACGAGACAATGGAACTGCTCCTCCTGCTGGAGAGCTTGCTATCTACAATTCAGTCAATGGGGTAGGCATTACGGTAGGAACAAAGGACGGTTCAATAGCGGCTATGGTAACTCGTAGCTATGAAGAGCCTTTTCCTTATACTGAGACCACACTTGAAAAGTACACATTCAGTCAAATCATCAAAAGACTATGGCCTTAGGAGGTGTCAATGTTGAAGTATCGTATGCTTGACAATGACGGTGACTATTCTTTCGGCAACAACGACCAAGACTATACTTCAGGCATTGATGCTATTGCTCAGGCAGTCCAAACAAAAGTGCTTCTTTTCTATGGTGAGTGGTGGGAAAATATTGGAATCGGAATCCCGATGTTCCAGTCCATCATTGGCCAAATGAATCCGGAGGCATTAAAAACAAGTGCTTCCCTCCTGATAACTCAACGAATCATGGAACTGCCTGAGGTAATTTCTGTTGATGATGTTGAGATAACCAGGGCAGGAAGGACACTCAATTTCAAAATTAGCATTAATACTGATGAAGGACAGACAACTGTGGAGGTGGCAGCCTAATGGCATATTTCACTCCATTCATTGATGAGACAGGCCTCCACATTCCGACTTATACGGACATACGGGATGAGCTAATCTCAAAGATGAAGACCATCTTCGGGGATGATATTTACATTGACCCCGATTCGATGGACTACCAGCAGGTATCAATCTTTGCAAGGAAGATTTACGATACGAACTGCTTGGCTCAGCTGGTTTACAACAACCGAACTCCCATAACGGCAATCGGGGTTGGACTGGACAATGACGTGGTTTACGCAGGCATCAAGAGAAAGCCGGCCACAAACTCCACTGTTCAGTTGACAATTTCCGGTGATGCCGGTACGGTAATCAATAAGGGAGAGGCCAGCGATGGAATGAACAGCTGGGTGCTTCCGGATGTGGTAACTATTCCGGACAATGGCATTATCACTGTTCAGGCAACTTCCAAAGAGCCAGGCAATATCGGAGCTCTTCCAAATACAATCAACAAGGTAGTCACTCCGGTCTATGGCTGGTTGAGTGTTATAAACAACACGGCAGCACAGCCTGGGACCAACATCGAGACTGATGCTTCTCTGAGAGGGCGGTTTGCTATGGGAACACGGCAACCGTCTCAAACCGTCTTTGAGGCCATGTGGGCGTCAATCGAGTCCGTCAATGAAGTCACGAGGGTCAGAGGCTACGAGAATGACACAGGTACTACGAGCACGGGAACACAGCCTCCTGGAGTGCCGGCAAACCTCCCTCCGCATTCGGTAACTTTTGTTGTTGAGGGTGGTGAGGAAACTCAGGTGGCAACCGAGATTTGGAACAAGAAGACTCCTGGGTGCTATACCAATGGAACGACTGAAGTCCAGCTGGTCTCGGTAACCGGTAACGTGTTCACCATTCGTTATTACAAGCCGACTTACAAGCAGGTATACGTGAAAGTCTCTCTGATGAAGCTGGCTGGCTACAATGATGAGTACGTGAACAAAATCAAGCAAGCTATTTCTGAGTACATTTTGGGAATGCAGTTGGCTGAGAATGTGTACAGGTCCATCATTTGGTCGGTGGCTACTTCGGTTATGGACAGCATCAAGAATCCTGCTTATTCTGTCACTGACATTCAGTTCTCAACCAATGGCACAAGTTTTAGTCCGGCAGATGTGATTCAAAACTTCTGGGAAGCCGCTAACACGACTGTGGACATGGTGACAGTGGAGGTATCGTGATGGCAGATTCTAACGAGTCCTACCTGCAACTGATAACCTCCCAGTATGCTATGAAGCCAAAGTTCAATGCAATGGTTCAGGCATACCTCGATATGGTCAGTCCTGCTGTTGATTGTCTCAACTCTTTCAATGAGATTTTTAACCTGGACGATGCAGTTGGAGACCAGCTGGATATTCTTGGCTCTTATGTGGCTTTGACCAGAGAGTTACCCGTGAGTGACCCAGATATTCCATCAATTCTGGACGATGAACTTTTCAGGACAGTCATAAAGGCAAGGATTCTAAGCAACTTCTGGGATGGCACGATTGAGCAGTGGAATGAGATAATCAAGGCCATGTTCCCTCTGGCCTCCTACAATATCATTGACAACCAAGATATGTCTGTTCAGGTAATCATAATTGACCCATCGGCTTCTATGACGATGGTAGCTCTTCTTTTCAACGGTTACATCGTTCCTAAGCCGGCAGGCGTGAAAGTGAACTGGACCATTCAGGATAAGGCACTGTTTGGCTGGGATACTGACACAGCATTCCTCAAGGGTTGGGAAGAGGGCATCTGGGCCGACAACTAAAAGGAGGTAGCAACATGAAAGTTTCGGAGTGCCTGAACAATATCCCTGAAACTCCGATGGGCTATATCAGGCTTATTCAGTTCGCTATGGGCGGCGAAGCACAGGAAAGAATGATGGACAGCATGACCAATCGTGAACTGGTAGACATCCAGCAAAAGGATGCACCTGCATACTACCGAATCGGTGAGTACTGGTACATCATAGCTAACTCGTAAAGGTGGTACACTATGGCGGCTAACAATTTCAAGCTGTTCGATGAGAACAAGCAGAACATGCTAAGCGACCAAGAGTACCAGGCATCTCAGCAGAGACTCGGTGGTGTGCAGGCAGGAATTGCAAGCTCCATGCTCAACAACAAGTTCGCCTACCAGATGAGCCTGATTGCTTATGCAATTGCTCAGATGATGAATGCGAATGGGTATGATGCCACCGATGCGCTGGCTGTTTCTGCTTTTGTTGGGAACCTTTCCAACTCGGTACTTCAGAAAGTCATTGATAAAGCCACAACTGCAGAAGCGCAGGCAGGCACAAATACTCTCAAATGGATGACGCCTGCTCTTGTTAAATCTTTCTATACATACATGGTCGCAACTGAAAGTATGGCAGTAGCAGGAACTGATACGACTCACTGGATGACGCCTGCTCTTGTAAAGAAAATGATAGATACATTTACGAGCACAGCTATCTTTAATGTGTATGCTGAAAATGGAAATGTAGTCACAATGACAAAAGGTGCAAAGACATTGATGGCTACTGTAACAAATAATATTGCAACGCTTTATCCGGCAGAGCTTGGCACATGGTCTGTAAAGGTTGGGTCGCTTACTGCAGTAAATGTTACTATTGACGTAATCGGTATAATTGACTGGTCTCCATATACTTTTTCGAATGCTTCTTGGACTTTGATTAACAGACTCGGCCAGATTGGAATTCATAATAAGATTTTCAATCTGTTTGATGAAAAGCAAGTAACAATTGGTGGAAATCAGTACATCATACAAATTGCTGATTTTTATCATGATACATTGACATCTGGTGGGTTAGCTCCGTATTCTTTTTGTATGAAGCAGCTATACTTGACGAAGTATCAAATGAATACAACAGATACGAATGCGGGCAGCTGGAAATCGTCTGCCATGAGAACTACAAACATTTACAATATTATAAATGCGATGCCGGCAGACATGAAGGCGATTGTGAAGCCAGCAAATAAGTTGACTAGCAAAGGGAATCAAAGCAATGAAATTGAGACGACATCTGACAGCTATTGGTTGTTTTCTGAAGTTGAAGTGTTTGGTGCAGTAACATATTCAGTTCTAGGAGAGGGAAGATTGTATCCTATCTTTACTGATTCTGCTAGCAGAATAAAGAAGCTTGGCCCTGCAGGCGCTGTTTCTTACTGGTGGTTAAGGTCTCCGTGCTATCTCGACGCCATCCGCTTTTGCTGCGTGGGCACGTCTGGCATTTACGACAAATACACCGCCAACAATTCGCTCGGTGTTTGTCTTGGCTTCTGCGCATAATCTATAATCCGTAATCGTAAGAGGTGTTTTAGTTGTCTGTGCCTAATGTGAAAAGAAATGAAAGCACAATTCAATTCATAGAGACGGCAAGGCAATTAGAGTTATGCATCTTACGCTATGCTGAATCATTTAGTAAAAAGCATGCAGAAGAAATAGAATACTTATACATAGAAAGAATATGGGCTTTGCTTGCTAAGTATTCTATTTCTCTGCTAAATAATGTAATTGCAGCAAATAAAGTATTTATTATAAAGCAAGAAGATGCAGACAGACGCAAGGAATTGTTCGATGAAGCTTTATTGCTTTCGCCATCTATAACAGCACAAATTAACATACTTAAAGAAATTCATCCACAAACAAAGTCAGGAACAATAGCAAAGATAAATGACCTAGCTGAGCAAGAAAAAAGACAAAAATCGTAAAATTATCATCTTGCTTTGAGTTTATGAAGATAAGATACTTTGTGACTGATAGCGGGAAGATAATAAAAAAGATATAATAGAAAGTCAAACAAGCTAATTAGAAAAAGATTAAGAAAATACAGAGAATATATTAACGACGGGATTGCAACTATAGACTTACCATTAAGTGCAATGAAAACGTGGATTGCAAATCAAAAGAAATGCAATTCGCACAAAACAATACTGTCAATGCTTATATACTTTTATAAACTTTATGGTGATGAATATGAACAAGAAGCCAAAGCTTTATTTGCAAACGGATTCTAGATGGAAGAATCTCGATTATTCCGCCAAAGGAGAAAGCACAACCATCGGGGAATCTGGCTGTGGCCCTACTGCAGCTGCAATGCTTATTGAAACTCTGACAGGCAAAAAGTTTACTCCTGTTGATGCCTGTAAGTGGTCTTTGGACCATGGGTATAAGGCAGTCAAACAGGGAACCTACTATGCGTATTTTGAACCGCAGTTCAAAGCATTTGGTCTCACCTGCTATCAGATGAGCTGGTTGAACACCTATCATAAGCCGGACCATGTGAACCATGACAAGGCTTTTGAGCTACTCAAACAAGGCTATTATCTCATTGCACTCATGAAGAAAGGAACCTGGACTAGTTCCGGTCACTTTGTTGTTGTGTGGTGGGAGGATGGAAAAGTGAGAATCAATGACCCGGCAAGCACGAGGGACGTGAGGGTAAACGGAGACATCCGGACTTTTCGTAACGAGTGTGCCTACTACTGGGCGGTTGATGCTCGTGACTACAGCAAGGAGGAACCTGATATGACCGAGAAGCAGACCAAGGAAATTGCTAAGCAGGCGATCAATGAGACCAACCCTGTGTATGCAGACATTAAGGATGTTCCCTCTTTCTGGCAGCCTCCCATTCAGGAGCTTCTGGACATGGACATCCTTAATGGCGGAACCAGCAAGGAAGTCAATCCCACCGACGTGAACCTTAGCCGTGACACTATTAAGGCAATCGTTCTCATGAAAGCCTACATCGACAAGAAGTACGGAGGTGAGAAAAATGGATGAAAACGAGAAGCTGACTCAGGAAGAGAGCACAGGTTCCTCTGAGCGGTTCGAGAGAATCAAGGACTCTGCCGCTAAGATTCTGGAAAACCTGGCCGCACTCCTCAAAGTCAAATCTCTGTTGACAGTTGTAATGACCGCTGTGTTCGCTGTCCTTTCGCTTCGCGGAATCATTGAGCCCAAGGATGTACTTACTGTGTTCCTTATGATTGTCTCTTTCTACTTCGGTACTCAATCCAAGAAGGAGTGAGGTATCATGCTTCAGGTAATCTGTACTCTGATAACTGCCCTCGGAGCTATTGCTGTTGCAGTTATCCAGTATAAGTCTAACAAGGATAGGAAGGCCGCTGATGCAAAGGTGGCTAAGGAAATGCAACAGGCAGAGGAAAGGGCAAGCAAGGAACGGAAGGAAGCCGGGGAACGTGCTAGAATCCGTGCCATGGAAAGCAGATTGTCTATGGACATGACGTACTCAACCGCCAAGCTTTGTGTAGGCACAGCACTTGCGGTAAAGAGAGGCAAGGCAAACGGAGAGCTTGACGATGGCCTCGATATGGTCGAACGGTCCACTGAGCAGTATGAGAAATTCCTACGTGATGTGGCTTCAGACCGTATCGGGGCTTGAAAATAGTTCTGAAATGTCAAAAATAACTGTTTACAAATCCATCAAGTTGTGGTATAATAATAATAGGAAAAGGGAATACCACAACTCAGGACCGTGCTTACCGGGTAAAGTAAGCTCCAAACAATAGGAGGTACCTAAAATGAAGTACACCGCTGATGAACGGCAGAACAAGCTGAAGAAAATCCAGGCCGCCCTGGCCATTGCCAATTGCAAGACTGCTCCGGATGGCGAAAGGGAAGCTGCTCTAGCCATGGCTCAGAAGCTGGCTGACAAGTACGGTTTCAAAATCCAGCAAGGACTGGTTGAGAAGCCCAAGGCTCCGACCTTTGACTTTGATACTTTTGTTAGAGACTGGACCCGCCGTCAGGCCGAGCATGGTAACCATTGGTACGCGTTCAGTCCCAAGCAGGCCTACACCAAGATTCTCAAGGTCATGTACAAGATGATGCAAAAGGCTGGCTTCGAGTGCAGGCTGGTTCAGGATGGCCGCAAGGTCACTGGTATCACCTACAAGGCTAGCATGCAGGACGTAAACAAGGACCTGGCTAAAATCTACAGAGAGCTCTGCAAACAATGTGATGCATTCAAGAAACTTCACAAGCAGCTTCACCCCTACAGCAACCGCACAGGTAATGAACTCACCGATGCTTGGTGCACCATTATGGAAGATGTTTGCTATGAGTTTGACTATGCTGAGTGTTCCGAGATGATGCAGGATGCTTACAAATTCGGTACCTCCATTGTTGATAAATTGACCAAAGTAAAGGAGGGCTTCTAAGATGGAGGGTATTCACTCCTCCCCCACTCAGGGGGAAGCTAAGCAGACCAGGCAGTTCTACATCGACAATATGCAACTCGGTAATGTGGTTGCATTTACCATCTCCAAGGACGGCCACCAAACCATGCTATCCGGTAGGGTCCGCAGTATCACACCTGAGGCTGTAACCGTGCAGACCAAGAATGGTTCCATCTTCTACCCCAAAAAGGACCAGGTAGTCTGGGTCCGCACCGGTACTCGCTGGCCTCTAGGCATTTACAATGCGCTCAAATTTGGCAAAAAGGGAATCTGAGGGAACCAGAATCCAACCCAATGTAATCAATCACCCCCTAAATTTCTATTCCCTCTAAATCCCTTGTTGCAAATCCAAAAGGAAGGAGGTCATCCATGTGCCCAAAATATCGATAGACAAGACGATGCAGGACATAGTCCACATTAATAACCAGCTTGCTGGCCTGCAGATGCTTCTTGACCAAAAGAAAGCCACAATGGCCAAATACTTTGACAAGACAGGTGAAAGGTCCGTATCCACTGACGAATGCTCCGTATATGTCCAGGAACGCACTAACATCGACTACGATGTAGAAGCCCTCTTGGAAGTGCTTGACGAAAGCGTTACAAGCCAATTCATTGACCGTACCCGTAGTGTCAAGGATTGGTCTGCTTTTGTTGCTATGTGCAAACGCCATGGCATCACACCTAAAGAACTCAGACCGTATATCAGTGTCAGTCGAAGTGTCAATCAAGAAAAGCTATCCAAACTTTACGAAAAGGGGGTAGTGTCACTGTCTGACCTGAAAGGCTGTTACACTGCCACAGTCAAGAAGTCAGTAGTGCTGCGCATGAAGAATGTCGACAGAGAAATCCCCATTTCAGAGTAAGGAACCTACCCCAGCAGAAGTGCATACTTTTGTTGTCCTACTCCAGCACTTTGGCCTATTCCAGCCAGAGGAACTGTACAAGGTTGTCTGCCCCTTTCATAACGACAAGAACGCATCCATGCAGATAAATGTCAACAAAGCATTTTATTACTGCTATGCGGACTGTGGGGCTAAAGGTTCATCCCTCGAACTGTACAAAGGCTACTACCTCTTGGAACACCCCAATGAAGAACCCCCATCCGACCTCCAATGCTTACTTGCAATAAAACGCATCGTTCGTGAGGCCGATAAAAATTGGACGGCCCCTATATATACTAACTATACTAATACTAGTAGTTCTTTGTTGAATACCAAGGTAACATACCAACAGGGAATAACCCAAGCAAGAGATTTTTACTACAACCTACCAGAGACCAACTGGTATCGGCCAGGCATAGAGGAAGGCACAGAAGCTAAGCGCTACATGAAGCACCGAGGATTCACTGCCAAGCTCCTCAAGCAATCCGGAGCCAAGTGCTCATTCAATCGTTGGTACCCGATAGTATTTCCCATGTTTGAAAATGGGGTGTTCAGGGGCTACGTAATGAGAACATTTGACCCTGAGGTTGAGGCCAATCGAAAGTACATGTACAATCGAGGCTTTAAGAGGGAACGCACCGTGGCAGGGGACTTTGGAAGAAAGCAAGGGTCCAGTACAGTACTCATTGTTGAGGGCTACCTGGACAAACTTAAGGCAAACCAATTAGGCATAAAGAACGTTGCGGCAATCCTCGGCTGGAAGCTGACACAGACTCAGATACGAAAGCTGAAGAAAGCCGGGGTGAAAAGCTTAATCTGTGGCACCGATAACGATGAGGCTGGCAAGAAAGGATTCCGCTACATGAAACGGATTGCTCCTGAAGTTGGTTTTGTTGTTAAACGACTCAGATACCCAAAAGGAATCAAGGACATGGGGGACGTTAAGCCAGGCACCCCAGAAGCACAGATGGTTCTAAACCAAATACACAATTTTGGAGGCAAATAGTTATGGACCTTATTAAAGCGATGAAAGAACGCATTGCCAAGAGCGGTGCCAACAAGAAGGAAATCCTCTACTTCGGCAAGGACGCTGTCAAGCGCATCCGCTTCCTCCAGGAATTGGACAAGGGCTTCCAGTTCCAGTTCCACAACGACTGGTCGGCCGGCATATTCGAGCTGTGCAAGGACCCGGAAGACCACGAGAACTGCAAGCTGTGTGAGGATGGCATCGGCCTCCAAGACAACTTTGTCTGGTCCGTGTGGGACTACGACTCCGGCTCCGTAAGACTGCTGCAGTTCAAGGCAACAGGCGTTACCCCGGTCCCTGCGTTCATCGAGATGTTCGAGGAGTTCGGTACCATCACCGACCGTGACTACAAGGTGAAGAAAGTCGGCCAGGGCCAGGGAGGTTCCTTTGTTGTTACTCCTCTCGACAAGGAGCGGTTCAAGAACTCCAAGGCCAAGCCCTACACCTACAAGCAGGTCAAGGAAATCATGGAAAAGGCCTGGGTGAGCAAGGACCTGGACACGGATGATGAGGATGAAGAAGAGGATGACGAGGTCGATACCAAGAAGAAGAAGGCCTCCAAGGGCAACGGTTCCACCAAAGGCAAGAAGAAGAAAAAGGAACCCACCCTCCGTGAGAAGTTCGAGGAGCTCAGCTTCAAAGACCTCAAGTCCATTGCCCTGGAAATCGGCATGACCAAGAAAGAGCTCAAGGCTTTCGATGATGAGGAAGAGCTGCTCGACGAGCTCTTTGACAACTACGAGGAAGAGGACCTGCAGGAGCTCCTGGATGATATGGACTCCGACGACGAAGAGGACGATGAGGATGAAGAAGACTGAGACATTCTGTAAAGACTATAACAAATGCACTGGTGATTGTGGTCCCTGGTGCTGTAGCTTCGAATCCTCCATGAAAGACATGAAAGTGTCCGACCTCTTCATGATGCAGGAGAGACTGCAGAATGCGATGTTCGGCCATGAACTCCCGGTTGATTCTGTTGAGGACTTCAAGTACTCTGTGCTGGCCCTCATCGGTGAGCTGGGAGAAGTCCTGGAAGCCGACAAGCGTTGGAAGAACATCCGCAACTACAAGTATGACAGGGAAGGCAAGCTGGACGAGCTGGTTGACTGTATGGCATTCATGGTGAACATGGTGCTCTTCTCTGGCTTTACCGCTGAGGAGTTCAACCGGGCCTTTGCTACTAAGAACAACCGCAACTTCGAGAGATTCTACAAGGAAAAGGAAAGCAAACAATCTGAAACTAGGCCTTTACATTTGGAGGGTTCTGTGGTATAATATATACAGGAGGGCAAAATGGTAATCGTTCTCGAAGGAATCAGGAAGAGTGGGAAGACCACATTCGCAGATGCTCTGACCAAGTGGGGTCGTGAGTGCGATGTTCCGGTATTCCGCTTCTATGATAGAGAACTCCAGACCTATCCTGTTAACCAAATGGAAGCTAACTTCGTGAGCTGTATGCAGTTTGCAAGAGCCGCATTTGAGGTTGACTACAAGCTGCAGCAGCTCCGGAGGGAGCCCATAGTTCTCTTCGATAGGTTCCACATTTCGGAGTTAATATTCGGGCACTACTACAGGCAATACGACAATGACAAGTTCATGAACCAGGTGGACACGCTGCTGGCTTCTCATGATGCTCGTTTGGTTCTGTTTGAATCTGACACTTCCGAACTCAGAGCTAAACCTGGTGAGTTACTTTTCAAACATGACTTCTGGGCCCTCTATAGCAAGTCCAAGATTGAGCGTAAGCTGTACATGAACTTGGACGGACGAGGCGGGAAGTTAGAAAAGGCTGACATCGAGGAGGCCTTGGAAAGGTTAGGTTTTTGATATGATAAACATACACATTTGGAAGCTCGGTAACCACTACGAGGGGGCGGAAGATAGAAACGGCGGAAAGGCAGAGTTCAACTTCATCTACAACCATCTGATGGAGGCCTGCCAGAAGCACAAAGCTGTTCTTTCTCTCTACCCGCTGCCCACCATCGCTGAGCGTGAGAGCCGCACGGTGACCTTTATCGTGAACGGCATCATAGCTGGCAACGACATGTACAAGGCTGAGATGGCACGCAACTGGAGTGATGTTCTTGTTTATGTTTTCACCGACTATGGTTTCGCCGAGAACAACGAGGACATTATCAAGATGTGTGACTTTGTTCTTCACCAGAGTCCTATGGACCGCAAGTTCGAGCTCTTCGGAATTCCTGGGGAGTACAGCTACATTCCCGAGCTGTTCTTCGATACCAGCATTCCGGTGAGCGAGATGAAGATAGACCTCTGCTTCTTTGGTGGCAATCAGGCAGGCCGCGAAGATGAGTTCGGTGAGTACATCATTGAGAAACGTGATGGATTCCCGGCCATGAGAATTAAGGATGGTATCGCTGCTTTCTTCAAGGACAAGCAAGGGAAAGACTTCCGGATTGCCTACAAGGACTACCGCAGAGTCCTCTCCCTTTTCCAGTTTGCTTTTGTTTCTGGCCGTACTGCTGGCAAGGAAGTTGGTTGGGTAACTCCTCGGCTGGTTGAGGCCGTAAACGCTGGCTGCATTCCCATCCTCATAGGAGACTATGACCCCATGAACCACTTTGGCTTCGAGGCCAACAGAGTGAATGGCTACAAAGAGCTCAAGTACTTCATGGAAGAGGTAGACATGGAGGAAGAGAAGAACCGGCTGGACAGAGCTGCAGAGCAGATTCTGGAAGGACAAGACAAGTTTGTGGACCTGATGAAAGAAGTGTTCTTCGAAATTAGGCCTTTACATTCCAGCAAAACTATGGTATAATATAATCAGAAAGGTGGTGGAACCAATGGTTGTGGGTAAAACCTTTGCTGAGGTTTATCAGAGCTTGGCTCATGAGATTCTGGAACATGGCGATGAGGTAGCTCCTCGTGGAATGAAGACCAAGGAACTGGTCCAGGAAACGTTCTGCATTGAAGACCCGACGATGAACCTTTCCTATATCCCTCATCGCAAGTTCTCTCTTATGCACGCCATGGCAGAAAGTCTGCTCCTTGTTACCAAGGAAGAAAGGCTGGCCTGCTACACTCTCATGAATCCTACTATGGCAAGATTCTCTGACAATGGGCAGACCCTCCACGGTGCATACGGCTATCGCATAGCTGACCGCATTCAGGACTGTGTGGACAAGCTCAGAAATGACCATGACACAAGGCAGGCAGTACTGACAATCCATCGGGTAGCCGATGTATATGACAAGTCTAAGGACATTCCGTGCACCATTGCACTGCAGTTCACCATTAGACATGGTCACCTAAACATGCACGTATATATGCGAAGCAACGACATTGTCTGGGGAACTCCCTACGATGTGTTTGTGTTTACCAATCTGCAAATGATTCTGGCAAACGAGCTTCACATTCCTCTCGGCAAGTACTACCACACGGCAACTTCTCTCCATGCGTACGAGGACCAGTTCGAGACTCTTGAGCTCATTGCTAGAAATCCTGGCAGACCGGTAGGCCACAAGAACAAGAACAACCTGTACGATTGGAAGTGCATGGCTAACATTTTCTGTGGTATTGCAACAGGCAAGTTCAATAAGTGGCATCAAGCCATTTGCCTCAAGCTTTTGGACACTGACGGGTCATATGCATTTGCCATCCTCATGGAGCTGGCTTATAAAGACCACTTCCACGATGGAGCAGCTGATGCTTTCCTGGACAACGGTGCACTCACAGTTCAGACGGACGAGAGCAAGCAGTGGCTGTACAACTTCTCGAAACGGTGGTGTAAGTTAGATGCTTGACCTACATCGCCATGATGACTATTCTCTGTTTGATGGACTGGGAAAGCCGATGGAGATGGCTCGGCTGGCCAAGGAATATGGCTACACTGCTTTAGCATCATCCAACCACGGCACGGCATCAGGACTGGTCGAACACTATCTGGCCTGTAAGGAAGCAGGCATCAAGCCAATCATGGGCGTTGAAGTTTACTTCATGCCGAGCTTCAATCCGGAAGCACGACGGTATCATTTGTGTCTGTTTTGCAAAGACCTCAAGGGTTATAAGAACCTGAACAGGATGTTATCCTATGCAAACATTCACAACTTCTACTACAAGCCAATCATAACATTCGATCTGCTGGAGAAATATCACGAGGGCCTCATCTGCACCACGGCTTGTATCAGCAGCTACACTTCGGCTAAAGTGTCAGAGGGTAAAGAGGAAATCGCAAGGAAGGCACTCAAGAAGTTCAAAAGCATTTTCAGTGATGACCTTTACATAGAGATTCAACCCTATAAGCTCTCTGAAAAGGGACTGCAGGAACGAGTCAATGAGGGGCTCATGAACCTGGCAGATGAACTAAATATCGAGTGTGTGTTGACATCTGACTCTCACTATGGTAGGGAAGAGGACTATGACACATTCGTGAAGATGCACCAGATGAAAGTCAAACCGGAAGAGCAGGAGGCCAAAGCACAGTGGGTCAAGAACACCTACGGTGAGAGGTACATGCCACATCCGGATGACCTGCGGAGAAGATTCCTCAGAATGCATGGGGACTTCGATGATGCCAAGGCAAGGTGCAAGAGGTATTGCCGTAACCTGGATGAAATCATTGAAAAGGTAGACGGGAACCTGTTTGATGGGCTGACGATGACACTTCCCACCTTTGCAAATGGAGTGGATTCTGAGGAGCTACTGCTCAGCGAAATCAAAAAGGGCCTAAAGAGAAAAGGCAAGTACAACAAGCGATACTGGAAACGGTGCATGGAAGAGTTCGATGTAATCAAGGAACATGGCTTCCACGACTACTTCCTAATCGTTCAGGACTACGTCATGTGGGCAAAGAACCAAGGTATTGCTGTTGGGCCTGGTCGTGGTTCTGTTTGTAACTGTGAAGTAGCCTATGCACTGGGTATCACGGATGTTGATTCTCTCTACTTTGGACTGGACTTCCGGAGGTTCCTCCGTAAGGACAAGAAGAAGCTTCCCGATATTGACATCGACTTCGAGACTTCCCGCCGTGCAGAGGTTATTGAGTACCTCATCAAAAAGCATAAGGGCAAGGCAGTCCAGATTTGTTCGTATGGACTCTTCAAGGTAGACAATCTGCTGAACGACCTCTTCAAGGTCTGCGGTGTTACCGAGAAGGAAAGTATGCTGGCCATCAAGGCCTACGTGAACAAGCACATTGACCCTGAGTCAAAGAACTTCGACTACGAAACGGCCAGGTTCGAGACCAAATGTAAAGAGTACAATGCAAGGTTCCAGAACATCATCAAGCATTTCAGTAAGATGTACAAGAAAGTGCGATACATTGGAACCCATGCAGCCGGCGTGGCAATCGTGGGAACCAACATTTTTGACTATACCTCTATCGAGAGGCATGGGGATAAGTTCAGCTCGGCCTATGACCTAAACAACCTGGAACGAGTGAATGCCATCAAGTTCGATATGCTTGGACTTCGTACACTCTCTGTGTTGAAAGAGCTGAAAGAGCTCACAGGCGAGGAATTCGATGAGTCTTGGCTAGAGGATGAAAAGGTATTTGCTGAGTTCCGTAAGGGTAACACGGAAGCCATTTTCCAGTTTGAACGCAAGGCAGCAGCTGACATACTCACAAGCATTCATGCCGATTGTATTGAAGATATCTGTGCAGCAAATGCTCTGAACCGTCCTGGTCCTTTGGGCTTGAAGATGCCTGAGCAGTATGCCTATAACAAGGCTCATGTGAATGACATGAACAAGTCCATCTACTACGAGTTGACCAAAGATACCTATGGCACCGTGGTGTACCAGGAACAAATCACAGCCATCTGCCGAGGAATCGGTGGACTGGACTGGGGTGACTCAGACAAAGTGCTGAAGTTCATGAAAGGTACCAACCCGACTGAGCGAGCACTTAAGGAAAAGGAACGTGAAGAAAACCGTATCAGAGAGCTATTCATCCAAGGAGCTAAGAAGCAGGGTATCAAGCGCAAGGAGGCAGAGGAGATTTTCTCCAAGCTGCTCACCTATTCGTTCAACAAGGGACATGCCATGGGATACGCTTTGATTGCTGTTGAAATGATGTGGTACAAAGTGTACTATCCCATGTACTTCTGGTATGTAAACCTCAAGTATGCTCCTCACGATACGGAAGAGTTCAAGTACAAGAAGATAGCCATCAACGAGGGCAACGTGATTCTGACACCTCATATCAACGGGTCTGCGAGATTCGGTTTGAGAAAGGTCGATGGAGAGGTCTGCATCCAAGAGGGCATGACGACCATCAAGGGTGTTGGCAAGAAAGCTGCCTTTGCCATAGAGGCTGAGAGGAAAGCAAACGGTAAGTACACGGACATTGACGACCTGGAGGACAGGATTCCGAAAAGGATTCTGAATGCTCGTGTTGTCAAGGCTCTCAAAGCTGCAGGTGCTTGTGAGATGAACAAGAAGAAGTATTTTGCAAATGTTCTAAAGTACAATACTTCGATTATATCGAGGTGAAACAATGGACTTAAAAGAAGTGCAGGCAATATGCAAGGATATAGAGAAGAAGTCAGGCAAGGGAGCCATCTTCATGAATGGCAAGGCTACCTCGATGCAAATCCCTCGGTGGTCTACAGCCATTGACGACTTGGATGCCATCATCGGTGGAGGAATGCCGAAAGGCAGAATCATTGAGGTGTTTGGGCCTGAGAGCTCCGGAAAGACTTCACTCGTGTACTGGCTTATGAGCCTGCATAAACTGGGAGTATACATCCCGATTGAGGGAACCTACGATGAGGATCGAGCTCGTAGCATGGGGGTTAAGCCTAAGCAAATGATAGTGTACCGAGCTAACTATGGTGAGGAAGCACTGAACGCGGTAGTCAAATTTGCCAAGGCTGGTGTCCCCATCATCGCCATTGACTCTGTGCCAGCCTGTCAACCAAAGGAAGACATCGACAAGGTTGAGAAGGACGCACAGAATGAGACACGAATCGGTGGTGTAGCCAGACTGTTCTCCAAGATGCTGCCATCCATCGTTCGAATCTGTGAGGAAACAGGAACGACATTGATTCTTGTTAACCAGGTACGAGACAAGATGAATGCTATGCTTTTCAGTGAGAAGGAAGACACACCGGGTGGCAGAGCAATCAAGTTCTATTCCTCCATTCGTATCAAGGTGGCACGCAGAGCCTGGATTGACATTCCCAACAAAAACCCTGCTGTCAGTTCAGACACTGAAAAGGTCGGTATCATCATGAAGGCAAAAATCAGTAAGTCGAAAGTATCAAACCCGTTTGGCGAAGCAGAACTGCCTTTCTTCTTTGACCGAGGGTTTGTGAGCTATGAGGACGTGAAGCCTGTACGGTCAGAGTTGATGAAGCTGAGAAAGGAGCAGTTCAATGTCTAACATGAGCAAAGACCTGGCTGCTGCCAAAACAGCTTCGGACTCGGAGATGTGGGCGCTGCTAGTAAAGAACCGGCTTGAGAAGCTATTCCTGGAAGCCAGGGACCATGAGAACCGTTATGGACTTCATGCCTCTGCAATTCTGGCAAGCGACAATGACTTCTGCTACCGTGAGCAAGTCCTGAGCCTGTTCTACAAAATGAACCAGGGAGAGAACCTCCCCATCAAGTTGCTAAAGATATTTGCTCAAGGGAACGCAATGCACGAGAAATGGTACACACTTTTTCGGCAAGCGAAGATTGATGTGGCTATTGAGCGGTCTCTGTTCCTTGAGCAGTATGACCTGAGCTTCACGATTGATGCTCTGCTCAACATCTTCAAAGAGGAAATCATCTGCGATGTGAAGTCCCAGAACACCTTTGCTTTTAAGAAGCAACGTGGTCACCCCTCTGGAGAGAAGCAAGTCAACTTTTACCTATGGGCCCTCACAGTTTATACTGGTATTCCCCACAGACGGGGATTTGTTCTTGTTGATAGCAAGGACGACCAGGAAATCAAGGTTGTGCCCGTAACATACAGTAAAGAAAAGGTAGCTCCTTATGTCCAGCGACTGAAAGACATTCAGGTCATGAAACGAGAGTTCATCGAAGAGCATATCGTTCCTCCTCGTAAGTGCAAGAACTGTGACGTGAAGAGAGCTGCCCAGTGCAATATGCGGGATGCCTGCTTCAACATAGGAATGGGGAGGGTGAAACTGGATGCCGGGAGCAAGCAAGAAAGGACACAAGGGCTTCTACAGAAAGGCTGAGAAGTCCAGGGGTGATTCGAAGTATGAGCCCAAGGAATGTGTCATAGGCATTGACCAGAGCTATACCAGGACAGGCATTTCGATTGCCGTGAATGGAAAGCTCAAGAAAGTCACGAGTGTGGACTTCAAAGGGACAACCACAAAGACTGCCAAAAGGTTATTGCTTCAGGAGAAGCTCAGGTCTGCGATTCAGGCCTGTTTGAGGAACTACTCACCAGTAGAAGTGGCCATCATCTGTGAGAGGCTTCGGACCTTTACCGCAGGTGATGACCTCAGGCCTAACGTGATAAAGCCAGGAGCTGCCATGATTGCGTACATTGTTGATACCGGAGCTGAGTTTGGTATTGACACATGGTCGGTGGACACAAGAGCGTGGAAGTCGGCTGTGCTTGGTAGCTCCAAACCGATATTCGAACCGATTAAGGGCGTAAAGAATCCTCAGAAGTTTGGCTCGGTACGTAAGGTGATTGACCTGGGCTTTGAAGAGTCCATCATGAAGTGTCGAGGGAACGGGGCCTTCTTCGCCTATGACGATGATGCAGCTGACTCCGCCTGCATTGCCCTTTATGGTTTTGTTTCTCGACCGGCACTTATGAAGGAACAATAAAAAAAGTTTGGGAATTTCACAAAAAACTGTTTACATTTCCTGAGACATGTGGTATAATAACAATGGGCCAAGGGTAAGGAAACAAATCCCAAGCCGGCTCATTAAAAGTAGATCACAAGGACAATGACAACTTTCACATTGGCTCAGAAATGGGTACCAACCGGGTGCACACTCACTCTCAAAAAGGAGAGGTCAGACAAGTTCCTCTGTGAATTGACCATGGGTGAGCACAAGTCCACCATTGAGTTTCACAAGACCACGGCACCCGGCAAGACAACTCAGTACATCAAGGGCTGCATAGCCTGCGAAATGTCCAGCATCTACTGCGACATGGAAAACTGGGAAAAGGCCAAATTCTGGCAGGCAAGACTGACAGACCACAAATCCTGGAAAAAGGGTGACCTAACCCCATGACCAAACGTTCCGGGAAATTCTACTCGAACAACGAGAAGAAGACCCTCAAGGCCCTTGGACTCATTCCGGCTCCCATGTCAGGGGCCGGGTGGGTTACCAAGGAAGATGGAGAAAATGAAGTAGCCATGGTCCAGTTGAAGTCAACTGATGCTTCAAGCTACAGGTTGGATATGCTGGATATGAAAAAGCTGGAATATCACGCAATGGTGTCAAAAAAGGTTCCTGTGTTTTTAGTCCAATTCCTACAGCAGGACAAGATTTATGCCATTGTGGATATAAACTACATCGGGGAGCTTCACGAGGCTATCACAACTGGTAAGGCACCTGAACACATAGTGGTAAAACCCATGGAGGATTCTACAGTGGACAGGAAAAAGGTCAAAACCAGCTCAAAGGCTCGTGAACAGTTCTTCAAGGAAAGGAGTGAAAAGTTTGGCAGAAGAAAATGACAACCTGATAACTGCCGTGGGCGTGTATGGTGGGCACTCCGCCAGAGGGAACTTCGATGTAGAGCTCAAGGTGCTGTTCACCGAGTCCCATGTGTCCGAGGCGTTACAGTTTGTCGCAGGCATCGGCCAGCACCTCTTAATGATTGCCTTCCTGGGTGGTGAGAAAATCCGCTTAGGAACCTGGTCCGTGTACAGGTTGGCAGTCGACAGAAACGCACAAACGACAGTGGTTTTCAAAACCAACAAGGACGCTGCTTTTGTTGACAACCTCTCCCGGCTCATGGTCGAGGATGAGGAAATCATACTCAAGGCAAAAATCGTACCCCAATAAAGCAAGCCATAGAGCTTGACTAAAACAATCCGAAAAGGAGAAATGTACAAATGGCTAAGAACTGGAGCGCCTCCGAGGCTATCAACACTCTGCATGAGGGCACTGACACCGCTGCTATCCGTGACATCATGACCCGTTTCCCCAACTTCGCCCTGCTGGCCATCAAGTCCAATGAGGCCGCCGCCGAGATGTTCAGCTTCATGCCCGAGTGGGTGACTGCCCGCAAGGTCGACAGCTGGATTAAGAACGCCGGCAAGTCTGAGGAGACCGACGAGGCCGACGAGGACGAGGATGAGAAGCCCGCCAAGAAGGCCAATAAGGAGGCCCCGGCCAAGAAGAAGGCCAAGAAGGCTGACGATGACGACGATGATGAGGCCGAGGACGACGAGGACGAGGAGCCGGCGCCCAAGAAGAAGTCCAAGAAGGCTGCGGCCAAGAAGGCCAAGGACGAGGATGAGGCCGAGGACGACGAGGACGAGGACGAGCCTCCCGCCAAGAAGTCCAAGAAGCCTGCCAAGAAGGCCAAGAAGGCCGCTGATGACGACGACTTCGACTTCGAGTAAGCAGCACCAACGGGATGGGGACGGGGCCTTGTGCCCCTCCCCTTGACCCGTATAAAGGAGGCCGCAAATGGAAGTATATCAAATCAAGTACCTGGACTGCAGGGAAAAGAAGAACAGGCAAAAGCTACTGCAAGAGATAATGAAGGCCACCAAGCAGACAGAGAAGCCGAGCAAAGAGTTCCTTGAGCGGTTCTCCAGGTCTGTGGGAGACAAGTACAAAATGCCTGTAAAGCTGGTGAAGCAGGTGGACAATTACCTCTTCGTTAGTGTTCTTGTTGAGGGAGATAGCTACAGCACTTTGGAATGTCAATCCTACTATGAGGCCTTATGCAAACATATCCTTTTGGTACAGGCATACAAGAAATATCGTGAGCAAAAGGTGAAATAATGAAATACGACGTCTACACAGACGGTGCGTGCTCTGGCAATCCTGGGGCTGGCGGCTACGCATTTTTGATACTGTCCCAGGACGAAGAGCCTTTGGTGGTATCTGGCCATCGACCGCAGACAACCAACAATCACATGGAACTCATGGCTATCGTACGAGGCCTTAGGTATATCACCAAAAGACAGGGTAAGAAAAAGAGCATCGAGATAACAATCCACAGTGACAGTGCTTATTGCATCAACTCCATAACGTTTGGGTGGCTCAACTTTTGGGCAAAGAACAATTGGCAAACGAAAGGCGGAGAAGAAGTCAAGAACAGGGAACTGTGGGAGAAGTATCTGGAAATCGTAAACAGCCACCCTCGTCTAAAGCTCGACTTCGTAAAGGTGAAAGGCCACTCGGGGGATGAGTACAATGAGCTTGTTGACCGTGCGGCCAAAGCTGCAGTGAGGAAAACTTGAATGCGGTTGCATAACCAAGTAAGGTGGAAACGATTATGACATTTTCTCTCAAAGTGAAGAGCTTTACAGTTACGGGGGAAACAGAACAGGAGGCCTACATAAAAGGATGCAAGCACTACGCAAAGTATATGGCATCCAAGAAGTATACCAATCTGTCCTTCAAAATAGAGCGAGTGGCAGGAGCCCCAAATGCATTCACATTCACTCTATACACAAATATCGATGTTAATGCTGAACAGCGACAGTTCTGCAAAATGTGCAAGGAAATGCACTGCAGCTTCTTCATCAACGAAGAATACAACTGCGCAAGGTGCAACCTCAAGAGCTTTCTCAAGAGGGTTCAGCAGAAAGGTAACATCTCCAAAGGCTTCTACATGAGTAGAATCGAAGACAAGCATGACGAGTAGTCAAGCGTGAAGCATAAGGTAAAGGAGTTAGCTACGTGCCTCGAGCACCAATCGAGTATGACCAGTACACCACCGATGAGCTTCTGAAAATGTCTAAAGAAGAAGCTACAGAGGGCTTGAATGAGAAGCAGCAGAGATTCTGCGAATTCTACATCATGAACTACAATGTAAAGACATCGTTGCGGAAGGCTGGTTACTCGGCGCAAAGCTCCGCAGAGGGTTATATCCTAAGAAGAAAGCCAAGAATCCAGCGCTACATTCAGTGGCTCAAAGCCAGGGTAGTGAACCAAGCCCTCGTCACAGGAGCTGACATCATCGACCAGTGGATTAAGATTGCATTTGCTGATTTGACTGATTTTGTTAATATCCATCGAACCAGCATCACTCTTAAGCCGGCCGACGAGATAGATGGACAACTCATAAAGGCAATCAAGACAGGCAGAGACGGTATTAGCATTGAGCTACACGACAAGCTTAAGGCGTTGGATTCCCTGGCCAAGTACACGGAGGATATGCCTAAGGACTACAAGCAAGTCCTTGATGAACGTAGACAGCAACTGCTTGAGCAGGAGTACGAGCTGAAAAAGAAGATGTATGACCTTGAAAACCATGAGGGTGAAAATGACGGATTCTTGGAAGCTCTGAAGGCTACTGCCCAGCAAGTATGGTCTGACGACTGAAAAAAAG